CGCTTCAATGGCTTTTGTGCCGCTACCCCAAGCACTAGGAGTAACTCCCAAGCCTAGGTTGCCTGAGCCGTCAATTCTCAATTTCTCTGATGCAGTACCGCTTGAATCAGTTGTCCACAAAGCCAGTTGTCCAACAGCAACACCGTTACGGCTTGCAAATATTCGAGATACACCGCTTGAGTAATCCGCAACAAAGCCATCAAGACTGCCAACAGACAAGTTAGCGCCTGATGATGCAACACCACCACTTGATTGAAACTTTTCAACAGGGGCAACACCAACGCCTACTTTTTGTGATGTATCAATAGTCACAGCAGTAGTTGTACCGTTTGACTGAAGGACGAGTGAGCCTGAACTAGCTACGCCTGTGGAATTAAGAGAAGTTTGTGCCATTTTTATAGTACCTTAAGAAAGAGTTACGGCGTACCGTTAGAGACAATGTTAGCTGCTGAGGTGATAATACCTGTGGAGGACATAGAGGCAATAGTTGTAGCTCCGTACTTGAACAACAACTTACCACCTGATTCAACGATTGAGAAGCCTGTAGTGACTACTGAGCCAGCTGAGCCTGTTGTGTTCTGGTTAAACGTAGGGAAGCTAGTCAGAGCTGCGGCACTCCCGTTAGGAGCTAATACGTCAGTACCGATAACTAAGCCTAGTCCTGTACGAGCTGCTGAGGCTGTGGTAGCTCCAGTACCTCCGTTAGCTATGGCGACTGTACCAGTCACATTTGAAGCCGTACCTGTAGTGTTTTGATTGAGCGTAGGAAAAGTACAGTTAGCTAAGTTACCTGAAGTAGGAGTACCTAACAAAGGTGTAATCAACGTAGGGCTAGTGTCGTAAACTAACTTACCAGTACCAGTAGCGCCAGTAGAAGTAATACCCTCAAATGTTGTATGGCCTGTAACGCTTATAGCACCTGCAAAAGTAGCTGTTTTATCTTGGTCTATTGTTACCGCTGTAACTTGAGTCGTAGTTCCATTTGGCGTAACTTTAATTAAAGTCTTTGTACCTCTGGCAATAGCACCCCACGCCTCAGTAGCAACACCTTCAAACGAGGCTTGAGGATAACCGCTTGATGATGTAGTTCCGTAGCCAGCAAGTTCAAACTTACCTAGACTATCTCCACTCTGGGGAGCTTGCGGCGCAGCGGTAGTCCCTCTAAATTTAGTAACACGTACAGATGAGCTATTTGCATCACTTGAGTAACCGCGAATAGACATTCGAGATACAGAATTGTTATCTCCAACTGCTCTAAATAAGATATCAGAAACAGCAGTTGTGTTTATTCCTAATCTGCTAACGTTAGTTAATGTTTTGTTATTTAAATCGACTGCGGTTGTCGCTCCTGTGTAGGGGACAGCACTTACATCAGCAGCTGTTAAAACAACAGTACCTGTATACCCATTAACAGAGGTAACAGAGTCAGTAGGGGTAAGAAGCTCTTGCCAGTTAGCTAGTGTAGAGTAAGGAGAGGCTTTAAGAATGAATGTCTTGTTGAGATCTGTACGTACAGCTACGTCACCCTTCTCAGCAGTTGTCAAAGCAAGCAATGCAGCCTGAGAACCCACTACAAAGGTGTCTGTGATGACCAAAGTAGGGGAGATTGAGTCCACCTGAGCCTGTAAAGCAGAGATTAGGTCTAGTACGTACTGAGAAGTACCGCCACCGTTACCTACAACCTTGATCTTCTCAGCTATGTCGAGAGGAACTACCTCACCAGCGTTGATTTCGTTACCGTTATCAAGGGTGATGATCAGAGAGCCATCAAAGTCAATACGAGCGTCAAGAACACCGTTACCATTGCTCCCGTCGATCCCGTCTTTTCCATCTTTGCCGTCTTTTCCGTTAGCTCCATCAAGCCCACGAAGCCCTGTATCACCTTTTTCACCCTTAGCTCCATTGATTCCGTCTACGCCATCTCTAATCGCCGCAGATTTTGATGTGATTTCAGCGCTAATCTCCGCATAACGCTCTTCAAGGTCAGTTTTGATCTTCTTAATAGCGTCAACGACCAGCTTTGCGTACTGGCCTGTCTCCATAGACACTTGCTTTGCCTTGGAAGATGCAACATTCTCTTGAATAGCCTTAACCAACGCCATTTTCTCAGCGTCAGTCATGGTTTCAATGTCTTGTAGTATCATTTACTGAGACTTTCAGTGAGTTGTTTCAAGAAGTCACCCTCTTTGATCATGCTATCTTGCTTGTGCTGACTCATCTGAAGCTCAACAATCTTCGACTTGTTCTTCATGTCAGCTTCTTTAAGCATTAAGTCAGCTATTTTAACACGTCTGTCAAACTCTCTACTAGCTTGTTCGTCGTTATTAGGAAGATTATTAGTAGATGAGGAAATAATCTTAGCTTGAACCTCCTGAGGCTTCAGCTGAGCTTCCACCATAGTATTCATAGCCTCAGCCTTGTTGCGCTCAGCCTGTGTCGTATTAACAGCGATCTGAGCTTGTAAGCCCTGCATCTGGAGCTGCTGTTGCTGTTGCTGCATAGCCTGTGCTTGAGGATCAGGTTGGCTCATCTTATCGAGAGCTTCAATCAATTCAGCGCGGTTAGACAGAGAAGAGTTCTGGATCACACCCTTCAAGATCAATGGCAACACTGGAGTGTTAGGGCCGAGTGTCTGCAACAAAGCAATAAACTGTGACTGTTCGTACTCACGAGCCATGATACCCAAGGTAGCTGTAGGAACGAAGTTCAAGTCAGCTGAAGGATAACGCTCAGGATCAAACTGCATGAACCTGAATGCTGCCTTCTTGATAAATGGGGACAGGAAGTCTTCTTGGAAGTTAGTGAGTGTTCGCTTATTCTTCTTGATCAGAGAAGCTACAGCCATCGAGATACCGCCTTGGCTTGCATCACGAGAGACTTGGCTGATCATGCCATTGGTGTCCATAGTACCAGTAGCTTGGAGCAACATACGCTCGAAGTTCTGGGCAGCAGCTGGAGCGTTACCGTCTGTAGTACCGAACTTAAACGGCATCATGATCTCAGACGGGTTACCGTTGGTCAGGAGGGCTTTGCCGGGCTTAACTTCAAACTTAGCACCACGAGGCAAGCGAGTAGCGTCCATAGCGATCATGGGCGATGTAGTCAACGCCAATGAGTCGAGGTAGGCACGATACTGAGCATCAATAGCCTTTTGCATGTTGTAGGCTTTTTCTACTACACCACGACCTAGGAGACGGTTAGGGACTGTATCATCTTGATACGTCATGATAGGGCGATCCTTCATCATGTAAGGATTCTCTTCTGCTTTCAAGAGCAGGGAACCGTTACCGATAACGATGATAGCCTCTACCAAGTCAGAGTAGTCGTCAGCTTCCGAGTCTTCAGGGAAGAGATCAACCATGTCCTTATTCGTACCAGTGGAGTCAAGCAGCTCACGAGGCACTAAGCCGTAGTACGTGAGCATTGTAGCTTTACCGTCTTGGAACTGGCGTACTTCCTGAGTAGCTTCCAGTGTGTCATCGTCTGTGTACGAGGAGATGTCTACCTTGCGATAGATACCTGCTTCCATACCTGCTACGATCTTGTGCAAGCTTACAGGCTTTTCAATCGCTACACCCATACAGTCATCAACCGATGTACCGTTAGGGTCAAACAAGAAGTTCTTAGGGCTGATAGGGTTCAGAGTGACGGAGATACGGTCTTTCTCTGTAACACCGATAGCCGCTTGACCTGTAACGCCGGGAATAGCCTGAGTAGTAGGAATATACTCTTTAGCTGTTTTGACAACTAGCTCACCGATACCTGTACCGTAGATCTTAGCCATCAAACCAATCTGGTCGATACTCTTACGGATCTTGTCCTTGGCAAAGTCTTCCATCATCATGCGTTTGAGGTCGCCTACGTCAATAGGGTTTCCGTTAACGTCCTTGACGTCATCTTCAATATCAAAGTACTCACCTTGACCGAAGACAGCTTCCATGATCTCAGCGTGAGATGTCTCTACGGCTTGCTGAGTGGCAGGGGAGATGATACGTGAGCGCTCAGAGTCACGAGTGGAGTCAGATTCAGCCCACTGACCACGAAAGATGCGTTCGTACTCTTCCCAACTATCCATGTAGTTGTTATCACGGAAGTCTCTCCAACGCTCACAGTGATCCATCACCCAAGTGACTAGATCCTTGTCATTCTCAGACGGCTCCTCAAACTGAGCGTCATCACCTGTTTCGTTTTCAATCTTAGCCATTAATTATTATCCTCTTAGTCTTCGAGAGAGTCGCGGAAGGGTGCATCATCAACTTCTTGACTGTTACTATCTGTAATAGGGCCACCAACTAGCCACGCCGAGCAAGTACGTTCAGCTGCACACTTGAAGTCAAAGAGCTCACAGTATCCTAGTTTGGCACTATCCATGACATCTTGAGCATAACTATCCTTCTCAGCGTCAATACCATCGTGGATACATTGGAGCATCTCAGAAGTCTGGATAAAGGCGGAGCAGTTACCGCAGCGCATGGACTTGGCTTGCTTCAGATCAGTCTGCCACTCATTAGCTTTATCGTTCCAGAAAGCACTGTTCTCCATTTCTGGATTGGCAGGGCCGTACCCGTATTGCTTGAAAGCCTTGTCTCGATTGGCAAGGTTAACTTTAACGTCATGGGTAGCAATAGGGCATGTTTTCATACAGCTTAGTCCAGCTTCTTCCACTCTTCAAAGGAAAGGTCTGTCATGGGGCCACCTTGAGCTTTTTCGTGTTCATATTGAGCACGGCTGTTGGCCTTACGTTCCATGTCCTGTTCCAGCATGTTGGCACGCATGTTTGCTGACGCATACTTAGCATCGGCGTCAGAAGGACGTGTATACTTATAAAACCCTTCAGGATTCATTTTATTCTTAGGGCTGTTGAACTCTGCGCTTGCTTTTAAACGAGAACGCTGTTCTTCCATTTCTTTCATGGTAGGCATATTGTATCCTTAAATGTAGTGGCAATGTATCACAAAAGTGTTAGTTTGTCAAGTGTTTATTTGACTTTTGTATGTTTTCAATGGCGGGTATTATTCTAAGATTAGAAGGGACGTGTAAACCGCTTACTGTCTTACCTTGTAATGGGATAACATGATCTACATGCCACTCATAACCGCTTTCCCGTGTACGCATAGCAGCTACTTGGTACAAGCACTGAATGTGTAGTAAATCAAACTCAGTTAACCACGCAGGTGTTCGCTGTAACTTAGCTGCCTTACGTTTTAC